TCTAGACCGTATGGTTTTCCATAGGGTGATGGTAGGGCTCCCTTTTCGGCTTCTTGTGGTACCTTGCCATAAGGTGTTGTTTCATCTTCTGGTGGATCGACATACATGTCTTCAACTTCATCAAAGTATTCTTCCATTCTAGAGAAATCACCGCCATGTTTTGTCATATATTCTTTGGTTAGAAGCAATAAAACCTGTAAAACATCAAGATCTTTATTGACCGGATAGAAAGCTTCTAGGGATCTAAAAACACCTCCGCTTCTTATTGTTCCAACTTGTATAGCACCTTTATTTTGTAAGAATGTTAAATAATCGTTCTGCATAGAATAGGTGTCTCTATTCACATTTGGTTTGGGGAGGGTTAGAATCTTATTTTTAAATGGAATAAAAGTAACAGTAAAGAAAGGATGATCGTAAACAATAACATTATTGTCCAGAGTCTTTCTAGCATTTAATTTAACTGTAAAAATTGGACCTTTAATGTCGATGATAATATCTGGACTATCATCTAATTTTTTTAGATCTATTCCAGCCGCTTTTATTTCTTTTTCTCCAACTGTTATTTCGATAGCCATTATGCTTGGATCTCCTTAGCCAGTTCTTGTGTTTTGAGAATAAAGATTAAATCATCTTTGGTTAGATCTTTCTTTGATCTGAATCCTTCAAGGAGTTTATAAACTTTGACAATCTTTTGCTTCATTTGATTATCGGATTCAATCTCTTCAATTTTAATGTTTTCTTTAATAATCCCTTTTAGTCTCTCCAACTCTTCGTTAACGAACATCTTCAATTCAGTGTCGTCGTCTTCTAGGCTTCCCATATACATTGATATAAGAGTCTTTTGTTCTGTCATTAGAGTGCCAAATGTGTTGTTGAATTTCTTAATAAATGTTCGAACAACCAATTCATCAACGGGGGCTTCTTCTTTTTGTTCGACAGCTTCACTAACCATTTCTTGGATAATCTTTCTTTCTAAAAGAACTCTATCCTTTACTCCAATAGTGTCGTCATGAAACATTTGATAAGCTGAAGCTAAAGACTTGTAATTTGAAACAAAGTTTTGAAAAACTGCTGGTGAAACTTCATGATTGATTTTATGAATAGCGGCAGTTTGCTCATCATAAAGAGCTTTCTTATCGAAGGTAGAATAAACCCTATGAACTTCAGCGATAATCTTTTCTGCTGTTATGTAATCGACTTCTCTTGTTTCAATCAAGGCTTTATAAAGTCTTAGTTGTTTATAAAGAAGACTTTCTTTGTGAAAGACTTCCTTCATTACTTTTTTTACACTATTTAATCTCTTTTGATCTTTATAAAGTTTTGCCTTTGCGAACTCTCTTGTAAGAGCCTCAAAGATAAAAGCCGGATTTCTTTTCTTATTATGCTTAAAATTCATCTTCCTTCTCCAGTTCATTGACTATCTTATTTGCCCTTTCAGTCAATGATTCTAACTGGGCTGCTAAACTATTATAAATAGTTTCCTTGTTCTCAACTAAGCCTCGACCTAATTGTCCTATGTCTTTTGATTTGCCTGCGGTGCTTAAAGCATTTTTTAAATGACCAGCAGATTTACGACCATCTTTGAATAATGGGACAGGCTTATACTTTTTGCCTTTTCCAGCGCCCATATACATTTCTGTTCCATCTTTGAAAGTCATTTTAACGGGACTCATACCATCGTCTCTTTTGGCTGCTCCTGGCTCAACTAGAAGCGGGGTCTTTTCTTCCTCTGCTGCCGGAGCCTCTGGGGCGGCTTCTGGTGCGAGTTCTTCGCCTGCCCCACCAAGTTCCCCTCCAAGGTCTGCGCCGCCTCCTAGAGCGGCTTCTGAGCCTTCCTCGCCCAATGCTCCACCCATACCTTCGGCGGCTCCACCATCAGATGGCGAGCCTTCAAAAGCTGGTTCTTCGGCGGCGGCTTCAAGTTGTTTGTCAATCTTCTTATCAAAGAATCTCTCTCTTTGATTTCTGAGGAATTCTTCGTTATCCATGCCAAAGATGTTTTGAGCAATCCAACGACGGCTAAACATTGTGTCCTGGGCCGATCCAGCCACCTCAAACTTCTGCTTGATAAACTCAAGTTCTTGGATCTGGGCTAATTTGCTTGGGTTGTTTAGAACGAGATCAAATGAAAGAATGTCTTCGCCTCTGTAACCTAGAGTGTAAAGATGAATAATACCAATCTTCTCCAACTCTGCAATAACTGATCTCTGTAGTCTTTGGATGGTTCTAGCAAAGCGAATGTCCTTTTGAGCTAGAGTTGTCTTCTCTTCGGGCATTTGATCTAGCTGTGAAAGATAAGACTTTGGAATCTTAATAGCTGAAAACAGCTTGTCTCTTAAGTAATTTACATCATCAATAGCAGCAGCATTGGTTCCACCAGGGAGATTTACAATTTCTGTTGCTGATCCGTTTCTAACTGGTAGATAGTAATCTTCTTCTACTGACATTGGGTTATAGCGAAGATCCATGTTGCCAGTTTGAGCATCAACAAGAGTGTGTCTCTTCATATTGGTAATGGTTTTCTGCATAAATTGCTCGACATCCTCTGGGGGGATGCCACCAACATCAATCTTAAAGACTCTTCTTTCTGGTGCTCTTACGATTCTGTAAGCCATCATCGCATCTTCCATTAGAGTCAATTGTCTCCAAATTCGACGGGCTGATTCTAGAACTGATGTTCCATATGGAGCATACTTGTCATTTCCTAAAATGCGGAAGTGAGCCATTTGCCAGTTTTCAAAAGTCAAACCACCACTATTCCATTGGAATTGGACATAATTGGGATTAGACTTATCTTCACCCTCCAACCTCTCGATTTCTCTCATTGGAAGGCCGATAACAGAAGTAATTCCCATCTTATCGTCAACATCTAAGTAAAGAAAGTAATCTCCATACTTACACATGTTACGACACCAACTGAATAGATTGGATTCAATGTTGAGAACATTATAGTAAAGTTCTTCTAGAATTGATTTGATTTCTTGATTGTGACAGTCGATCTTTAGAAGTGGAGTTAAAATGCTGTGAGTGGTCATTTCATCAGCATAAATGTCCAAAGCAGAAGCTAGCTCTGGTGTATATTCCATTTGATCAAAGTCTAAGTATCGCTCTGCTCTATTGTGATTAACCATAATAGAGGTTTGCATGTAATCATAGGGATTATAACGAGCTTTTTTGAACTCTAAACCTGCTAGTGATTTGAATTTAGTTGAATACTTGTTTAAATTGTTTCTTCTATCAAGAGCTACTTGTCGCTGATTGTAATTAACAATCGGACCAGAGAAGATTCTTGTCAGAGCCTTAAAAAGTGGAGAAACATTATTTCTTGGATTTCTACTTTGGTCTGCCATTTTTTACCCTTTGAACAACCAAGCAAAGCTATTTACTTGTTGTTTTTGTTTCATTAAATTATCCTGTGAATTATTATAACCTACCATACCAGGAATTTTAGTGTTAAATTCTTTATTTGAACGAGTGACGGAATTAAGCATTGCCATCTTATAATCGTATTCTCTTTTATTGGCTACCAAGGCAATGTCTCTTACCCAACAAGCAATAGCACAGGACATAACTAAGTCGTCATTATAACCCTTCATTGCTTCTGCTCTGCCGTTGTTCCAAATAAAAGTCTTCATTTCGTTTGCCAATCTAGGAGATTTTATTGTAATTAGTTTTGTTCTGATGAACTCTTCAAATTTGGCAATGATTAATGGTCTTGATTTTGAAGACATGGTTACACCTGGAACTGAATTAGAAATATTTTCAGCCTCATACCTATCAACATAATCATGAGAATGTTTAATTGAATAATAAATATTTGGATGACGAGTTTCTCTTAATTTATCTAAAACCGTCATGCCGATTGAGTTGTTTTCTACTACAGTTAAGCAGAAGCCATATTCACGGCTAGCTTCAAAAATCATCTCTGAATAAACATCTAGGGTTGGTTTGCCTTGGTATTCAGCTACTTGAGTCATTGTGTCTGTCTCAAAGATGTGGAAAGCTGAAAAGTCTAGACCGTCACCACGGGCAACGTCACCCACTAAAACATAATTCTTTCCAGGCTCATAGGGCTCCCAAATCCAGAAGTTTCTGTCAAAGCCAGTTTTATATTTTGGTTCAACTAAACTTTTTTGTAGCCTTTCTAAGTCCTCACCGTGGATTAGCGTTTCACCTGAGAAATTAAAAGAACATTCAAGCTCTTGGGCTATCTGTCTACGAGACATGTTTCTTGTTTCTTTGTCGAACCAAGTTTGATCTCTGTCTGGGTGGACTTGCCATGGAAGGTTAATTGTGTTGAAGTCGTTTTTACCTTCTTCACCCTCGGTAAATGTTTTATGGAACCAGTTACCTACACCATTGGGAGTTGAAATAGCAATACAACGACCACCAGTAGATAGTGTTGGATAAAGACCAGTCCAAAGCTCTTCAAGACCTTCAACGTGGGCTGCTTCGTCAATAACCAAAAGAGTTAAAGCCTCTGAACGACCAGCATCGCCGGAAGTTGAAGAGGCTTTTATCTGTGAACCATTAGCTAGTTCAAATGAGTTTTTATTGTCTGTGGTAATTTTAGAAATCTTCATCCAATCCGGTAAAGACTTCATCATAAATTTTACTTTCTTAACTAAGTTAGATGCTGTGCTTAATTTCGTAGCTATGATAAGAATGTTCTTATCTTTATGAAAAAGCATCATCCAACAAACATAGCCAGCTACAGTGGTAGAGATACCAAGCTGACGGCCTTTGTTGATTACATTGAATCTATGTTCGTTGAATTGATTAATACAATCTGCTTGAAAATCATAAAGCTTGAATGGAATAGTTCCTTCAAGTGGGTGAGAGATCCTACAAAAGTTTGTAATAAAATAATTTGGATCTTTACCACACTTTACAATTTCGTTAACAATTTGAGCTTTTGTTAATTTGAACGCCATTAAAATAACTAGTATTTACGCCAGAAAGGCTTATAACCTAGTGTTTTATTTCTCTTGGCTTCTTTGAGGTTTGAAATGAAACCCTTGTAGAAATCGGCTTCAGACTTTCTTTCTTTGCCTTCTGGCTTTGGATCTTCTTGGGCTTTCATGCCACCAATCTTGTACATGGCTTTAGCGGTTACAATGGTGCGAAGTTTATTCATTGGTTCAATGAGAATGTCAATCTTGCCTTCTAGTTTAAGATCAACATTGGCTTTGGTGGCTTTCTTAGCCTCTTTCTTGATGAAAATGATGATGTCAGCCATTCTTTGTTCGATTTCTTTTTGGTATTTCTCAAGACCCATCTTGTGAATACCACGAAGACCTTGGAGATTCTCTTCTGTGTTGTACTTTACAACTAGAAGGTCACCTTGAATCTTACAGCCAAATCCGTCCATAACACGGCTATCTAGAACGGGATTGCCTTCTTCTCTACGAAGACCAATTTTGATTGGCTCACCCTTCTCGTCTGTAGCCCCATCATAGGAGTTAGCCATTGCGGCTGAGATACCTTGAATTATTTTATGGACATTATCATCATACATTAGTTTTTCTTCCATTCGCAGGTCTGGCAGTGTCCCTTTTTCTTTATCATAACCTTGTCGATGTTGGACATCTTAAAATTATAACAAACAGGGCATTTGTCAGCTTTTCTATCAATAAATAGTTTAGATGTAATTAAAATACCATCATGCTCTCTAGTGATAGAAGATTTATCTTCCGTAGATGTTCTTTCTTTTAATTGCTCTAGATAATCTTTCTCTTTTTGATCATCCCAATGAGAAGCAGGATTCTCAACAGCTTCCTTCCCCCATCGCTTTTCAACGGCTTGTTCTATCTTGGCAACTTCATTTAAATCTTTTTTCATTGTCTAATTTCGACGGCTATCTTAAAAATTCCAACCGATAATCCAATGCCAGCTAAAACACCGCCAGCAAACCACCAATGAGTATAGTCTGGTTTAGTTGTCTTTTTAAGAGAATCTTCTAATCTTTTAATCTCGGCATTCTTGAGAGCCATTAGACCATTATACTTTTTTTCGGCTGCTTCTTTTTCTATTGTTAGAAGCCTTTTATCGAAATCGCATTCTGCTTTTAATTTTTTAGTTTCGTAGTCTTTTTCTATCTCGCAGATTTTGACTGCCGATTCTCTTTTTGCTGCCATTGTTGCTTCGGCTTCTTTGTCTAATAAGATGCCGTCGAATGGAGCAGTCTGTCCCTTCTTTATGTTGGCTACTTTGCCTTGAGCAAAGCAAAGGGTAGGTAGTAGGGTTATGAGTAGGATGATTGTTGAGAGTTTTTTCATTTTACCTCTTCTACTTTTCCTTTTAATTCAATTTTCTCGGAAAGCTCTTTAAAATTTTCTTCTGGAATTTTATTTGAAAAAAATGGCTTACCCCCTTCTGGTATTGCTAAAGTTATATGAGGAAAAGCTATTTTTTTTGAAATTGCTGCGGGTGGTTCAACCTTTACAGCCATTGCTCTTTCATCTGCTCCAATGTGTGTCGCCTCTAAAGTTATTTCTTCCCCAACAGGATAATTGGTGCTAAAATCACCCAAAGGACCAAGTGTAATTGTCATATGGTGAGGAAGAGGTTCGCCAGCCTTTGTTTTAAAAACAAACCCCTCTGGGACTCCAAATTTTTTTGCTGCTTCTTTTAATTTTTGAACACTCTCATCATCTAAAACAACACCTGAATAACTAACTTTTTGTTCAGTCAATAAGAATCTATTGAAGTTTTCCATAATTAACTTCATTTCTTTCATTCTTCTACCTCCACTATTTCCAAGCCAAATTCGTCGGCTAAAGTTTTAACCCTGTCTTCTTCTGGCATGGCAACTATTTCTTTTATTCTCTTTTTCTCTTCTTCCTTGACTATTTCGCCTGCTTCTTTTCGTTCTTCTTCAAGAGCTTTTAGAGCAACCTTGTAGTCTTCTACTGCTCTGGTTTTTTCAATCCTTTCTTCTTGATGGGCTTGCTCTATAACCTTCTTTTCTTTTTCGGCTTGTTTTACTTTCTTTTTGTAAAGGTGTTCGAAAGGGTTTTTGTCGAACATAAAAAACTTGTGGATAACAAAGCCAATTGCTATTAGCCCTGCTACCCACCAATAATTCTTTATGTAGAACCAAGTCTTTTGAAGGACTTGTTTGGCTATTAGCCAGTTCATTTTATTTTCCCTTTAGGCGAGCTACAACATCAACGAAGCCTTGTGTTCCGACATAAGCAGAAGCAATAATAACCCACTGTTCTGCTGTGACTTTCTCGGCAAGGAGTAGTCCTGTTGTTGTGAGCCACACCAAGAGCTTCTTTGAAATGAATTTCTCTAAGTGTTCGTCTGCGAATGCTTTTATTGCTGGCATCATTTTATCCTCTCTGGTTGTTTAATCATCTGAATATTCGGGCTTTGCGATTTTTTCAATCTTGACCAATGCTTTAAATGAAGTCGGGTAACTCCTAGTATAATTTGTTGTGTGTTCATTACCTGGGCTTTCTACTTTCTCAAAGGAACGCTCGCCGTCGTCACTGATTAATATTTCTAAAAAGTCGCCTACCTTGTAATCATCGTCGTCATCCATTGCGGCGATCTGTTCTTTAATAAGTCTTTTTAGATAACCTTTTGTAATTTTCATTTTATTTTCCTGTATTTTAGGTAAAATGGCCCCGTCCAGTTTGGCCCCGTCCAGTTTAACACTGTCCAGGTCGGCATTCCTCAGGTTGGCTCCACTCAGGTTGGCATTCCTCAGGTTGGCATACCTCAGGTCAGCATTCCACAGGTTGGCATCTTTCAAGTCGGCTTCTTCCAGGTCGGCTCCACTCAGGTTGGCTGCATTCAGTTTCGCTCTGTGCATCAAGGCTCCCCTCAGGTCGGCTCCCGTCAGGTCGGCATACAGCATGTTGGCGTTGAACAAGAAGGCATCACTCAGTTTGGCTTCACTCAGGTCGGCTTTCCACAGGTTGACCAACAACATCTCGGCTCCCCTCAGGTCGGCTCCACTCAGGTTGGCATACGTCATCTCGGCTTCTTTCAGGTTGGCTTTCCTCAGGTCGGCTTTCCTCAGGTCGGCTTCTTCCAGGTTGGCTTTCCTCAGGTTGGCTCCCCTCAGGTTGGCCCTTTCGCCTTCTGCGCCGTTAGAATCAAGCCATGCTTTATGAAGATCGAGAACTTCTTTAATTTCCTTGTTCGTCATAGAGGTCTTGGCGATCTCTTCCTTAATAAGTCTTTTTAGATAGTCTTTTGTGATTTTCATCCTATTTCCTTTCCTATTGGTTTATAGAATTTCTACAAGTTTTTATCTGTGAATGCTTTTATTGCTGGCATCAGTTAAAGGATCTTGTTGAGAATCTCTGCGATGTCTCCATCAACTAGAGAGGTGTTCATCCTACCTTGAAGTCCTTTGTTTCTTTGCAGGTCTGCGGCTGCCTTAATAAATTCGTCGCGGTAGTCTGAATCAATAAAATTGTAAAGATTTGGAAGTTTTCTTTCGAGACGATCCAGAAATCTTTCAGCATCGCCTCTATTGGTTCCACTTGATTCCGGTTCCTCATCGTAATCATCAACCTCTACATCTGGCTCCCATGATGGGTCATTTTTATAATCTTCTGGTCTAGTATAACGAATCTTTTTCATTTCCTCTTTGATTATTCTTTTTAGATAGTCTTTTGTGATTCTCATCCTATTTCCTTTCCTTATTGGTTTATGAAGGCATAGCCCTCGTCTGTTTTAGAAATCTCAATAGTTGTCATTATCTAAGCGTATTTACTTGATTAAGCATTTTACCTTTTTCTGAGTCTTTTTGTGAAACAAGCTTGATAACAGCGTCAGTTGAAGTTTCGCCGCCGCGACCGTCTGCCTTAAAGGTAATTTGATCAAGTAGTTCTTTAGCCTTCTGTGCTGACAATCCATCATTCATTTTATCGATAACAGTATCTGCAAGATCATTCAATTCATTATTTGTTTTCGAGGTAGAACCCAAGTGCTGCTCTGCGGCAGCATTAAATTCGTCAGCCAGTGACTCTCTTAGATTTTTTCTGGTAATTTCCTCTTTGATTAGTCTTTTTAGATAGTCTTTTGTGATTTTCATCCTATTTCCTTTCCTATTGGTTTATGAAGGCATAGCCATCGTCTGTTTTCGAAATCTCAATAGTCGTATCTACTATGTCTTTTAGAGATTCTATATGAGTAATTAGTAGCGTCACATCGAAAAAACCTTTTACAAGGTCTAAAATCCTCACAAACCCTTCCATGTTTTCAGCATCAAGAGCAGTTCCTGGTTCGTCAAGGATAAAAATATTTCCTTTCGGGAGGTTGCTCATGTTTAATAAAGCAATTCTAATAGCTATGGCAGCAAGTGTTTTCTCTGCTCCTGAACCATTTTCAAGTGGTCGGGGGTCATGCTTTGGATGCTTAATCTGAATGTCTAATTTGTTTTCATTGTTCTCAAAGAACACCTCAAACTCAACAACATTAGATAGAACCTTTGCGATTTCTGTGTTGATTACTGGAAGGGCTCGTTTAATAACATCAAATGCGATGCCGTTGGAATGCATACAAGTCATAAAGAGATCGTAAGCAGAAAACTCTCTATTCATTTGAATCTTTGATTCTTTTTGTTCTTCAAGATTTCTTTTCTTTTGTTCTGTTGCTCCAAGCTGGGCTACAAGCGAATAAACCTTTTCTTCGCAATCTTCAAGGTTTTTCTCTACACCGGACAGGTCTTTTTTCTTTTTGGTTAGTTCTTCTGTTATTCTCTCAAAGTTTTCAATTGCTTCTTTATTTTTGTTTGCTTCTTCGATTGTTTTATTGATTTCTTCAATTTCTTTGAGGCAGTTTGCCAAACCAGTTTTAGAAAGATCAAGCTTTACCTTAATAATACTGAGTTGTGAGTCCTCTTCCTTTCTTTTTTGAGTTAAACGATTGAAATTATCAATTGTCTTCTTGACTTTTTCTACATCTAAACTGCTGGCTTCACCTTCTTTCTCTTCAATCTTGGCTTCTATTTCTTTTATTACCTTCTCTACAAGAGGAATATGATTGGTTGAATCATTCGCATCTTTAATGAACTTACAGGTAGTCAAATAAGAATCGCCGCAGGGAATCCCACTTAGAATACCAGTTTGTTTTGTGTAAATAAACAAATTTGAATCTTCTTTTGTTTTTTTGGAAATCAACTCATCAATTTCCTTTTGAATGGTGTCAAAGTCTTTTTCTTTCTTGTTTAAATCAACAATGTCGATTGTTTCCAATAGGGCATCGCATTTGTTTAAGAAAGCTTCTTTTTCTTCGATTAACTTGTTAAAGCTATCAATTTCTGTCTCTAATCTTGATTTTTTATTTGTAGCTTGGACTAATTTCTCTTCTACATGGGCCATAGAAGCCAATTCAGATGGAACTTGATTTAATTGAGTTTCCAAAGCTGAAATCTCATCCCTCACAAAAGTTAAGTCAGCCTTTAGTTTCGTACAAAGGTTCTTTTGTTTTAGAAGATTGGCTTCTTCTGTAAAGAGATCTTTCTTTACTTGGTCAATTAAAGAATCATAGTCGATGTCTTGAATTCTACGAAGGGATCCTTTTAAATCAGCAGCATCGTCCTTGGCTAACTTGAACTTTTTTTCAAAAAGCTCTAAGTCAAGGAACTTAGCTAAGATTTCTTTACGACGAGTTGAGCCTTCATTAATAAATGAAAGAGCCCCCATCTGTGAAGACATTGAGGTAATCAAAAAATCTTCCATGTCTCCAAAGACATTGCGAATTGCTTTGTCTGTTCCGCCTCTTTCTGTTTGGTTAAGAGAGCCCACTTCACCTGAAACTTGATCTACATAATCGAAATCTGCTTGTGTTTTAGCTTCATCTGTAACCTTGCCTTTGAGTTTCTTAGTGTATTTGTCAGATTTACGAGTGATCGTGTAGATCTTATTATTCGCCTCAATTTCGACTTTTCCAGCGCCCCAATCTTTGTTTTGATTGATAATGTTGTATGTTTTTCTAATGTTTTTAGAAGTGTTATTGTAAATCGTATAGAGTAGCGAATCAATAACACTCGACTTACCGCTATAATTTTTACCAAAGATTCCAACAGTTCCAGAAAGATTATCAAAGTCGATAGAATTGCCTTCTCCATAATTGAAAAGATTATCCCATTCAAATTTCTTAATTTTCCAATGAACATTACGGGAAATGTCTTCGCTTTCTTCAACAACTTTATTGTATTTTGAGTTGAGAGCAAAGACTTCATTGAGGGTTTCCTCCGTTGGATTGAACTCTTTTAAGTACTCCTTAATTAGATCTTGCTGAACCTTCTCATCACGAAGGTTTTCAAAAATTTCAGAACCAACTTTACCAGAAGCCGTTAAATCGCCTGTGTTGGCTTTGTTTAGGAAGGTGATGCTCTCGGGCTTGAAGCGATGTTTGGCGATGTCTACGGCCCTCCTGAGCTTCTCTAAGGGAATGTTTGCGTTGGCTACAAGGCGAAGTCTGGCTCCGTCTGGACAAGTGAAGCCATTTGGAATTCTGCCTGAATTGGTAAGATTGATTGTGATAAAAGGCTTTGGATTTACAAAGTCAAATTTGGTTCTTGTCCATTCGTCTTTTGACTGAATGTCCCAAATGAAAATGCCTTTATCTTGTGTTTCACCGAAGTTCTGCTGAATAGTAGAACCAGCATAAGCTACTCTAGCTTTGTGATCCAAAGACTGCGTTTTATGTATATCGCCAAGGAAACCAAAATCAAAATCTTCAAAGATAGAAAGATCATGCTCTCCGTGTTCCAAGATAAATCCGATGTCAGTTCGCGAATTTCTAATAGCACCGTGGTATAATCCTATGTTAATTTTATTTGGGTTAGAAGGCTTTACCCAATTGTCCTCATCGAACACTGAAAGAACATTTAAACAAAAATCATCGTTTAGGTGAGTCTCACCAGCATTCTTGAGTAGGTGTAGGTTGGGATGGTCTAAGGCATCTACAATAGGAGTAATGGCATCTTGACGGAATGAGTTCCGTAGATTGCCATCGTGATTACCTAAGATAATGTAGGTTGGAGCTATTTCAGCTAAGTTCTTGAGAAACTCAGAGCATAGTTCAACAAACTCAGGTGAAATTTGAGTTTTGGTGTGGGCAATGTCGCCACAGTGGATAATGTAATCAACCTTTTGGTCTTTTAGCGTTTTATAAAGTTGTGAAAACACATCGCGGTATTCTTTGTGGTATTTAAGATTTTTGATGTGTGTGTCTGCTATGTGAGCGAATTTCATTATAATAGTCCGTGATTTAAAAGAGAGGTCTCTGTAAACCGTTTTGCTTTTTTCTTTCTTTCATGAAAGATGTCTCTTGGCATTACACCAATGTCTTGATAGCCTTTTGTGTTTATCTTGTAAACATCAATTCCATAAGACCTTAGTGATTCTGCTATTTTAATTTCTTTTAGATGAGCATCTTGATCTAAGCCTAGATAAACTGGAGTTTTATTCTCAATAATCTTCTGAAAGAGAGGATGGTATTCGTCCAAAGTTGAACCCAAGATAGGAACCACATTACCTCCAGCATTGATAGCGTCAAAGATGCCTTCTACTATAACAAGTGGGACTGAAAAGTCAAGGAATAATTCATTGAAGATAATCTTCTTTGAAGCTGTTGGGTTCTTGTATTTTGGAAAGGCTTCTTTGGAATAAGACCTAGCAACAAAGTAATTTACATCTCCATCTGAATCAAAAGAGGGAATGATAATCCTATCCTTATAGAGACCTCTTGAACAATAGCCAATCTTCCAAGTTAGGATTTCTTCTCTTTCAATGTCTCGCCTTCTTAAATAATTGATAGCTGATAGGGATGCTGGAGCTAATTTAATGGAAGTAAGAGTTGTAAATTCTTCTGGTAGATCAATTTTTTGTTCTTTCTCTGGTTCAAAAGAGGGCGGGTTTAGAGCTTCGTTCAATTGAAGTTCTAAATCTGAATGGTCAAAGATTTCGCAAACAGAAAACCACTCTTCTCTTTGTGGTCTTGTAGCATAACGCTTAATAAGGTAAGTGATGTCATTACCAGAGAAATCACAAACCCAGCATTTAAATTTATTTTTGTCCAAGTTCACAGACATCTTCTTTTTATGATGCTTACACTTAGGACAATAATAAATGTTTTCTTTTCCGTGTTTTGTTGGAGAACCTAGAACTTCTTTTAAAATGTTTAGTTTCTTTGTGTCTGACATTGAATAGCCCCTGCTCTAGCTAGAATGACGCCATCAGCACGGTCATGGTATCCCGGCTTTGGGTTTCTTTGTTTCGTCCATTCTACCTCAAAATTGGGGTAAAGGTCAAGCACAGCTTTAAGCACGACTTCTTTGGTGTTCTCGCCGCGATTTATTTTAACAGAGCAAATCTTTCTTGCTTCAGAGGCTCCAATGTAATCTGGGTCTCTAGAGAAAGCCTCGGATACTATCCAGCTAATCATTCCGTTGAATCTCTGTAGAATAGCCATAGTCTTTGCCGATGAACCGCCAGAGTTAAAGAAAGTAAAGGGCATTTCTATTATTACATCAGTTATAGGATAATTTTGTTTGAGTTCTAACAAAACTTCTTGAACTTTTTTAGCTTTTTTGAAAATGCCTTCGACTTTTCTTAAATCAATGTGGTCAGTATAAATTAAATTTAAATTTTCGTCAATCAGGGCAAATCCCGTGATTGAAGTTGAGATATCTAGTCCTAAAATCATAGGTCTAATTTTAACTTAAAAGTGTAGTCTTGTTCAGTGGTCTTTATAACTGGATTAGCTACTTTAGCGACAGCAATAAGGTTTTTGTCTTCGTCGTAAATGCCAACTGTTCTAATGTAGGTTGTAGGAACAAAGCTAGCTGAATAATGCGAAAAAGAACTTGAAACAACATTCTTAACTAAGACATTGGGACTTTCTTCATAATAGAAAGAAGAGGTATTGTTAATGTAATTTGCTTTTGTGCTAGCATCCAAGAAGGTTGGGTTGTTGCTCCAATTTAATTTATTTTTGGGAGCATAAGCCATAAGAGTAATGGTTTGTTTTGTCTTTGTTCCCTCTAACTCCATTGTGTAGGATGAGCCTGTAATGGCTGTTCCCACCCCGCCTTCAACATCGATGTAAGAACCAAAGTGAATCCATTTGGGATCGTCTAAGACGGCAGTGCCAGCAGAAGCGGTTGGTTGTTGGTAGTATTCTTGACCACCGCCCAAACTTGAAGTGTCTGTAAGGACAATTATTCCTTCTTCATAAAGAGCAAAGCCAACAATAGAACCAGTTCCAATTGTAGAGTTTGTTTGCTCTATAAGTTCACCATTCTTTTTTATGTCTTTGGCTTGAGCCAGTAGAGAGCCACCCTTGTAGAATTTAAGATCAATGCTGCCTGGATTTATTAAAGAACCACAGAAAATGTCATCCATGCTAAAGATGGTGAGATCTTGGTTTAAAACCGCTGTCTTTGGAACTTGTAATGGCGGATTGAAGGTTTCAGTTATGTATTCGCTAAATTTAAAAGCCAAAGATTGAACTTCTTTTGATTCCATAGAGCTTTTAAGTGAAATAAATTTAGCAATAGAAGAAGTTGCTGGGCTACCAAATCCAGTTGTATATTGTGGATTATAGGTGTTACCGCTCTTCTTGATAAAGTCTCTTTTTAATTCAAATGGAATTAATCCCGAGCTTGTTATTGGATAGTTATCTGAAGTGTTGGCATAATTTGAGTCTAAATTTGTAAAAATTTTATGAAGTGAAGGATCTAAAACATTTAAGTCGTTAACATAAATCGAGCCTGTTCCATAAACACCATTGTCGGCTTGTTCGTTGACATAAGCAACACCATTATAAAAGCTGAATTTAAACCTTGGATTGGCTACTACTGTGTTTGAAATAATGTCGTTTTCTTCAAATTTAAACATGCCATTTTTCTTAGTAGTCTAATCTTACTCTTAGAGTAAATTCTGATGCGCTAGTCTTCTTGATTGGCTCACTTAGCTTACCAACTGCTAGAAGTTGATTATCTGCGCTGTAAAGACCAACAGAAGTAATGTAAGTTGTTGATGGATCACTTGGGCTGGACTTAACAACAATTTGGCTAGCAGATGTGAATGATGGGTTTGAGCTATAGTTGAATTCGTTATTGTTTGCTCTACAGAAATAAACAGTTGAGTTTAGCTCAGTAGAGTTGTTGAATTGGACATTTTGAATGTGGGCTCTTACGCCATTAGTAATGTCATTAATGCTTGATGATACTGCCGCTTGTTGTGGGGTCAAAGCAGTTGTTGTAGCATAGCTTGATCCGCTTGTAAGTTCATTGCCGAAAACATCAGATGAATTAAACAGAACAACTAAACCAGCTTGATAAAAAACAAAGCCATAAGACGAACTAGAAGGCGCTGTACCAGCCGTAGCATAAGCAGTTGCCTGTGCTTCTGTAACCAAGAAGGCATAATCGCCCATTGGAGAATTTGATCTGTATGTTGCTGGGTTTGTAGCCACAGCATAAGAATCAGTAAAAGTTTCGGTAGTGGCAAATGGAGTCGCATAAGCATCTTGTCCAATTGTTATTTCAAAGGTTCCTTTTTGAATTTCATCTTTCATTAAAACTCTTGAGAAGTCCATGAAAACACAATTTGAAACTTTATCTGGATCCCAAGTATTTGCTGGGTTTAAAACACCGGAAACATTGAATGGAATAACATTTTGATTTGAATCGTAACCAACATATTGTTGAGCAAACAATCTGTAGATGTTGTTTTTGAGAGCTAGTTGTGTTTCTGCCGCTGTTCCTCCAGTGTCCGCTGATTGACCAGCAGTGAGGCTAAACATGAAGTTGGCAGATGAGCTGGCATATGGATAGTCATAAACATCGATGTGATCGCCGCTAGAGAAGTACTTAATGTTACTCTCCGATGGGAATGTTCCATAAGTACCAGAGATAATAGTTCCTGTTACTGGAATTTGTTCATAAAGATTAGTCTTTGTTGCGACTGAATCGTTTTGACCTAGTGTTTTAAAAATAGCCATTAATTATCTCCGTTATACCTTTCTAATTATTTCTAATGGAACATTTAGTGAGAGACCGGTAGAGTTAGCAATAACTCTCATGCTAGTTGAAATAACTTCCATTGTTTGAGAAGTTCCAGCATAGCTTGAAACATTTCCGATCTTGTAAGTTGTGAATAGGTAGTCCTGATTTGTTTGATTAACAACAAAAGAAGGAGCTAACACCCTATTAGTGCTTGGTCCAGCGAATGGTGGTGTTGGTGATTTTGCTACAAATAGAGTTGGCTCTGTGCTTGTAGAAACATCATAAACTCTTAGGTTGTCATCACCTGAAAAGACATTTGATCTCGCTGCTGGTGTGGCAATAGAAGAGCCACCTAGATTGAGTGTGTTTGTCGATAAAGCCCCGCCTTGAACAACAGATCCTGGTAGAACAAGCTTGATGAACCTATCATTGACGACTACAGAGTATTGTGTCTCGTCTAAGGATGGGTCTAAATCCTCCGTAACGGGGTCGCCAGCCGCTCCATTGTCGATGCCTAGTGGAGTTCTTAGTCTGAGAGTATTGACGGCATTATCGGCTGTTCTAGCGTCCATGAAGCCTTGTGGTAGGGCAGTGGAACTATTACTAGTTAGAGCATCATAAGTTTCATCATCGGCAATAAGAGCAAAAGCGCTTCTTCCTGATGCGAAACCTAGACCATAACTTGTTGTGTCTAATTTAATCTCTGGAAGGTAAAGAATGCTTGGGTCGCCATTTTGGCTAGCAAGGCTGAAAAGTTTTGTTTTAAGAGAGATAGAAGCATTTGTGTGGGCTATCTCGACTGGTAATCCTAGAATGCTTAAATCGAAATAAGCTGAACCACTAGCATTTGTCTTGTCATAAAGTCCATAGTTGATTTCGTCATCGCCAAGAGCAAACTTGACCGGCCTAAATGTGCCAGCAGCTAATCGCTTTCTTCCTTCGTCTGTTAAAACGGCGTCAAGTAGAATGTCGCCTGAATTATCTAAAAATGCCATCTATTTTCTCCTCTACTACATAAATAGTAGTTTGTAATTTAATTATCCTTTTAGTTCTTTTTCTCATCTACTAGTTCAGAAATTTTCTTTAGTTGTTCTATTAATTTCTTTGAAGTAATCTCTTTAATTGTTTGTGAGTATTTAAGATTAATATCAAAAACTCTGTTTGTTTTCTTGGACCTAATTCTAATTTTGAATTTAGGGGGTTGGTCATCGGAGCCGGCTGATCCGCCATCTGCAAATTTTATTCTTGAATAAAGATCGGTTGAACCCAAGCTGACTGACTGTTGTGGTAACATTTCTTCAAAACTTGGCTTTATCTTAAGTAGTTTTTGGAAATCTTTACTTATTACCTTCTCTTCTTTTGTAATGTAGTCATAAACACTTATCTTTGCATAAACAAATCCAGAGTCTTCAATTATTTCTACTTGGAATGTTTCTGTTGCTATGGAGTAAAGACCAGTAACATCTCTAGAGACAAAGCAGTAGTAATACTTTTGGTTTGGTAAAATATTGCTGAAATAAGCGGTTTTGCCATTCTTGTAATCAAGAATAAATCTTTCGCCGCTATCAATTAAGTCTTGTAAAGAATCAGGCACCCTATCTAGCTTGAATGAATAAATTTCTTTAATATCGCCCTCAGAACGAGCTAGTAATTCTTCAGTAATTAATGTAGCCGCATTTTGAGTTAATGTAATCCCATTTTCTTTAGCTACATTAATAGATCTATTTTCAATTTTAAGATAAGTTTCTTGTCCATTTAGAATCTTTACAGCCGCATCTACTTTAACTTTTGTGTAATCAGAGCCAACAGATTCTTGAAATTTGATCTTTATTCTATCATTTACATCTGCCAATGGGACAAATTCTACCACGGGTGGTAATGGAATAAGGCTAACTACAGAATTTTCCAAGCTTGGTAAAAGCGGAATTTGATAGGTTCTTCTAGCGTTAGATTCAAATAGTTGAAACTTAAACTCTTTTAGTTTTTCAGTAAGAACGTTGGTTATGTTTTTTATTTTACATCTTGGAATTCCTGGGCCACTCAGAGTTATATTATTCCCGTCTTCATAGATTTCTGTAGATTCTTTATTTTTACCAAAATATTCAAGAGAGTAGTCGAGCAGGACGGGTGAGTTCGCAGCATCACCATAAGCAGTATTCCATCCAAATTCAGTGCAATCGATAAGAGCTGCGATTTGAGGTCTTCTTCCAATTAAGGCGTAAGATTCTTTGAGAAAAAGAGGCTTTTCCCCCGAAATATTATCCTCTGCCCCATATGATATATTAGTACCTTTCTTTCCGGCATTGTCCCTTAATCGTTTTATCGACTGCCCTTCTCTACAAATGAAACACGCAAAACTTTTTTGAATTTCTGGTTCTAACTTTTCATATGATTTCTGGAGTTCAGAAGGATTGACAAAACTTCCTGCGTCGGTATATTTCCCCCAGGCAAGTCCTATTTCAGCCAGTCTATCTAGTGCATATTTTTGGTCAGCAGGTAGAGAATCATAAAGCACTTGTCCTCCAGCAGCATCATTTTTAAAAGCTATTACATTGCCTTCGCTTAAATTTACCGGTTCAACAAAATTATTAAAAAATGCTGTTGGGGTAAAATAATTATATTCACAACAAGGGTTTTTATAAGCTTTATTTCCGCTGCTAATTTCTTCTTTATTTTCTTCTATGGTAACAGTTTGTTCTCCAGTCTTTATCTTTACTTTGTTTAATGTTGTCTCTGGATAAAAATAGAATTTGCCATCAACATAATAAATTCCAAATAAAGTATAATAGTAGGTCTTGCCATAGATTATTTGTGAATCAAAAAGCCTTATTTGTCTGGATTCCTTCGAACTATTAAGAGGCAAGTAAAAAGCTTGAATTTGTCCTATGTTGGCAGTTGGGTTGGCAGGATCATAGGGGGATGTAGATTTTACTAGTTTCAATCCTACCATCTTTCCGTCTCTTAAAAGATTGGCCTGTCTATCGCCATAGCTAAAAACAAACTGTCCACCCTTCTTATTAGCAGATCTAAATAAGTCTGCTTGAGTCCAATTTACGAGTGGGGATTTAAAGCCAACAGAAAATTTAGTTGAAACATCAACTAGGTCATAACTAAATGGACTGGATAAAATTGAATCATAAACTATAAAATCACTAATAGTTTTTTCTAGTTCTTGTTTGAAGTTGTTATCTGTTGAAATGAAACTAGAGAGACTCCATATTTTTTCAATTTCATTCTTTTTTATTAATGTGTTTGGTAAAACACTAAAAGCGCTGGAGGGATTTATAAAATTTTCAAGTGACAATAAAGATCCTAAAAGTTCTGTTCTGAGAGCTAACGCTTCTGTTAAATTATAACCAGTTGTTGTGAATTCGAAATCATCTAGCTTTTCAAACTCGGGCTTTAAAAAAAATCCTGTTCCTCTTGCATTGTTTAAAAAACTAATTTTATCAATTGAATTATATAATTCTAAATCGGTTACATAGTTGGTGAATAAACCGTTGATTAACTCCTTAAATTTATAGAGACTATTTTTCTCTTTGTCTGGGTTTAAGTCTATTGTAATAATGTTATAAATTTTATCAATTCCGAAATCAGCTTGGCTTCCCTCATCGATTAACTCTTTTTCAATCTCGGCCCCTTCTTCTGTCTTATAGAATAGATTTTTAAGCGTGGCGATTTCTTTAGAATTTAAATTTTCATTATCAGCTTGTTTTATTAGTTCTTTTGATTCGTTTGTTAATTGAACTTTTCTAAAGACTATCTGTTCCTCGCCTTGAATTCTAATTGTTTCAAAAGCATAAGCAAACTTAAGTGAAGTTTCATTTTTATCTGAACTTAATGTCCCGCCTGGATAATCCAGATTATTTTCCTGAATGTCGCTTTCTTGTAGGTCTCTTACGATTGTTTGAACACTAAAATTTTGAACCTGAGTGTCGTCAATCTTAAAGTTAAAATCTTCAAATAATTCAGAATAACCGATCTGATTTCCAACCTGGACTTCTTCTAATCTTTTTACTATAAAAGATTCTATAGCTTCGTTGCCTAACTGTTTATTGCTTCTTGTAATAACGAATTGAGAACCAAGCTTTCCAATCGCTTCGTTTTGATCTGGAATTTGTGTGAAGTCAATAAAAGGATCTAAAGGATCTCCTGGTGTTTCATAGACTAATCCTAAAAGCTTTCTTAGCTTGTCTGTTACTTTGCCTTTCTTGTGATCAAAAACAAATTTATTTGGAGTTTTAAAATCTATTGCCATTTTATGCTCTTATTACGAAATGCTTGTTGTAAATAGATTCCATTAATAAATTAGGAGTCTCAACACCCAGGTTTGAGTTTCTATAGTGATCTAACCTGATTAAATAATCTTGTCCTTGAACTAGACCATTTAAGATTGTTGAAGTTAGTTTCACAAAACCTCCTTCTTCTTCAATGTAAATGCTTACTTTGAATAGGTGTTTGAAAAGAAAATAAATTAGTCCAAAAACAACAAAGTTTTCATAAAGGTTTTGCTTTTCTAAGAAAGCCGGCTCTTGTAACCCTTCTCTGTAGAACTTATAAAGAAATGCGACTTGGACTGGAATTTGATCTACATTTAATTCATTATTCAATAAATAACGATAAAACTCATAGAATTTTTTGTCATCGAATCTCTTCATTTTGCTTAGAACTGAAAAGTAAAGAAGGTTGTTGCCTATAAAACTATCCGGATTAGCAGTTCTTGTTGTTAGAGCTTCGTTTCTTGGATCTGATTGAGTTCTGTTATCTAGGCAAACATCTGTTCTAAGAGTTTCTGGAATTTCAAATAACTTAACGACATTACTAACCGAAGTTAAATAAGTTTGTCTCTCGGCAGAATCTTTGAATCTTGGCAGCTCTTCTACAACCATAGAGTTGAGGATAGAGGTTAATTGCTTGCTCTGTTCTTCTGTGTTAAACTCTTGTGGGGTGATTCTTTCTAAAGTGGGTGAATCAAAGATCTTAAAATCATAATCTAGATTTTCAGAACAGGTTTTATTGATAGCCTCAACATAACTTAAGAAATCATTATAATCAAAATCATAGCTCAATCCACGGGTGTTGTCAAAGAACTTTACTCCATTAGCATAGAGAGCTTCTGCTGACATAAAACCATAAGATAATGATGATAAATCTACAGAGGTTAATCCGCTTTTTGTTTGGATCGTCGTAGAAGTAGAACCAGCTTCAAAGAACTTATCGACCTCTGATTGGGCTCTTGTAGTAAATTGCTCTAAGCTTATCTCTTGAAGTGTTTCTGTTTCTGCTTCAAAATCAATTATTTCTGCTCCGACTTCTATTCTAGAAACATCGATTATGTTTCCAAAGTCTTTTGTTATCTCTATGGTTGGACTATTTGAAACTCTATTAATCTCGTTGCCTCTTGCTATCAATTCAACAATGCTATTATTAGCTAGAATTAATAAGTCTTTAAGTTCTTGATTTAAAGCGATTCTTTCCGAGTTATCCCAGAAGACAAATAAATCTCCCACCTCATCTGATTCAGACTCAAAAATAGCTTTAACTATTCTGAGGGTTGAAGAGATTTCACTCTTAGGAATAACTACAAATCTATCTTCAGCATTTATTGGATTTAAAAAGTTAAACTCGGCTTTTAGTCGAGGGCTTAAGACATTTAAAGAATAATCAGTTATCGCATTTTTCAAAAATAGTTTTACTCTATAACCAAACTTATTATCCTTGGATAGTTTTTTATTCACAGCAAAGTTAATTTGATGAAGAGTTCCAAAACTAGTTTCTATGTTTGAAAACCCAGGTGTTCGAACAGGATCGATTTTAGAACAATCTTGTCCGCTATAAACAAACCCCTCTCCCCCGATGATAAAACTATTTAAGTTAATGTAGTCCAAGTAGTTTTGATCTTTATTTAAGAAAGTCAAAAAGTTTTTATCTGTAAAATAACCAGACTCATCTACACCAAAAAAGCAATTTACTGAAAGGTTCTTTTTAAGGCTGTAAAACAAATCAGAAACATAGCTATAGCCAAATAAATCTTTTTGGGCCTCTTTGAAAAGAGAAACTTCGACTTCCTTTTGGGTTAATTCAAAAACCTTTATTGATTTTGATGAAAAAGCTCTTACATCTACAAAATTATTTGTTAGTAGCTCTCCATTGGATAGAATCTGCTCTGTGAAAACAACATTGTATTTTTGTAAAAAGAACTTTTCTGAATTGTAAATTGTTAGATAACAAAATAAATCGTCCAATAAAACATCTATAGGGACTACAACTTTAAGTTCATTGTGGGTTAAATAATCGACTAAATCCATCTCCATGGAATTTACAAATGTAGGATTATCCGTGTCGAGATTACCAAAAGCAACTTTGAATTTAAGTCGATCTAAATCTTCAAAGTTGTTGATTGAAACATTAAACATCACCTCTATTTGATTAGAGGGATCATCAGAGTAAGAATAAGAGAGACTATTGACCTCTATTTTTCTATTTGGAATAAAATTTTGTTCTGAAGCAATTTTCATTATTGAGGCTCACAAATTTCTTCTGGATCTGCTGAAATTTCTTGGTAAATGTTCTTTTGTTTGAAATTACTTTCAAATCTGGCTTCTTCATCAAACAGAACATTGAAGTATTTATTGACTGAATTAGCTGATTCAAAGTCTTGTTCGTCAAAGTAAAGTCTATCTAAGGTGTATTGGCCTGTTCCCGGCAAATAGCCTAGTTCTTGTGGGTCGATTACTTTGAAAATTTCAATCTCAAACTCTCTTGGTTCCCAATCTTCAAAGGCATTTACCTCATCAAGAGTTATAAAAAGATCTTTGTTTCTTTGATCGAAATAAAGCTGGGTGATACTTGATGTGGTTTCTTGTCCTTCTGGGCCTTCTACAATTTCATAGGTATATTGATAAAGTTTATAATCAACATTCACATAAAACTGAGGAATTCTTTCTTCATAGGTGTCAACATCTTTGAGGGAACCTGAAGAGACAGCATTTCCTGCTGTTGTGGTTCTTACGATCTCTCTCTGTGATGTAGAGAATGAACCTGTTAGATAAGGCGACTCATTAAAGGCTATCTGCCAAGCTGGAGCATTTTGATTTTGAATCTGGTAACTTCCTAATGGATTTTTAAGAAGATTTGTGTTGTCGTTCTTGATTATTCCACCAAGAGCATTTATTTGATCGATAGAGGGAATAGCCTTTGAATAAAGACCTTCTTTGATTCTTTCTTTGGAAGCGTTTTGAGTTTCATTATTATCAGCTTCGTAAATAATGTCAGAATCATAAAACTCGTAATAGGCTGGTTTAAATTTATTTTTGTGAATTAATTCTCGACCTTCTCTTGTCAGAATAAAGTCTAAAACTTCTTGTTTTTTATCAAAAATTCCAGCCATTATTGTCCTTCTTCACCCTCGTAACTAAGCCCAAGTTCAACTTTAGCTGTTTCTACCAAAGAGTAGAAATCGTGTGGATAGTTGTAACCAAAGACCAAGTTATTTGGCTCTGTTCCATAAATAGATTTATTCTTCATTTCAGAGTAAGTTATATTGTCTCTGTGTTTGGCTTTGAAGATCTTAAATCTTAAGTTTTCTGGTAGTTTACCTTTAAATAAGTCGTTGTTAAGAACCACGGGGCTAATAATTTCACCATTAGCGATCTTGTGTGAAATGTTAAATGTCTCTAGAGATAGCTTGCTTCCAGCTTCAGGTAGAACACCTTGCCACCATCTAGATAAATCTGATTGATTTAACTCTTGATTAAACTCAAAAATGTACATCGCAAATGGAGGTAAGATGGGGGCATAGTCTTCCTGTTCTAATCTCTTGCCAGCAGCGATTCTTTTATCCATAAAGTTGAATTTGATTGGTAGGATTAGATTTCTCATCTTAGAAAGCATTTGAGTTAAGCTGCTTTCTCTATCCTCTCCAATCTTATTGTAAGCTCTTTCAAACTCGCCAATTGGATAGTGGAAAAGAACCTCTTCATCGCATTCGTTTGTTACGAATGGAACCACAACCACATACTCTTTAAGTGTAGTAGAATCAGCTAATTGGCTTACAACTTTTTGTTCTGTTTCAAAGCCACAAGCAGTTGCTAATGAGCCAGTTGTTCTATTTGTTGTAGTGTCAGGGCTTCTAACCATTAGTTTTAGACCGCTGTTGGTGTTAGAAGAGAACTGATGCCAAACACCTCTATTAACATCGCCAGCAGCGGATCCATCAGCGCCGATTGTTCCATCTGGGTAAAGAGCTATAACTGGTGATCCATCGCCATTGTCCACAAAGTTGTGAACTGGGAATTCACACTTGGTATTAATAATCCATTGACCTGTTTGGTTATCATAGTTAAATAAATCAACACCAGCTTCAATTGTCATGAATTGTGAACTGTTGTTGTTTGTAGATGTTGCCTGAGTGTTTCCAAGTTGTTCCAACATTTGTTTATTCGCATAAGTTTTTGTTGAGTAGAATAGAATATCATTTATTGTTGGATTTCTATCTGTAACAACACTCTTAAAGGCATTATAATCAAAATTGAGAGTAACATAGGCTTCATTATCAGACCAAGAGGCTGCTGGTGGGATTTCAGCATTTACACTAGAACTTCCATTGTTTATGTGTTTATACCACCATTGACCACTACTAGCTGATAAAGGTTGATAGAAATTAGCATGGGCGGTATAAGGGGCTCCATTGGCGGCAGGGTCATCGTGATTACTGAATAATCTATCCTTTTTAACCACAACATCCATGGAATAATTGCTTGAGTTGCCATCAGAGAAAACCCATTCACTTTGTGGTTTAGATTTGACAGTTGTTAAAGTTTTATTCTGAATAAATGTGTTGACTAGTCCAGCATAGAAGTTAGAAGCAGCTAGTTCATAATTTTTGCTTACAAATCCAACACTGGCAGTTGAGTCAATTGGATTTTCAGGATCATTTTCAATTATCTCTGAAGTTAAATAAGTAGATGGTGTAATAATTGATTCAAATGGTAGACGACTCCATGAAGCAGTTGGGTTAAACGACTTATTTGTTACAGCATCTACCCCACCAGCAAATGATGAGGTATAAGCTGTAACTGTGTCAAAGGTGACTGTTCCTGTTAAATCAAATGTTGATCCAGTTATATACGACGAAATTGCAGTGGCTTCCCAATATAAGACATTTTCATTGCCACTACCACCAGCATCAAATGAAGATGTTAATTCAAGAATTGCTCCTGTCCTATTTGAAACTATTCCAACAGAGCTTGATGCTGCAATTATTGCCTGTGTGTTTAAAACCGTAGTTGCGTTATCTGTAACATTGACAATAACAAATGGACTTGCCACCGTGCCGTTGCCCGGATAACCGGTGTTGACTGAATCATAAGTAAACCATTCATGTCCAAGCGAGGAAGAAATTGCAAATTTTAATCCTTCGAGATTATAGTAGTCAAGTATTTCAAAGGCTGTTGAGGCAGAGGCTGCTGACGTAGAAGAATTTGTAAATAAAGTTCCACCTTGCCAAATAGCCGTATCTGTCGCCAATCCTGCTCTAATTGAGCCATAAGCCAATCTAGAGTAGATTGTATTATTTAGAGTCTGGAATGTCCCTTCTGTACCTCCTAAAGAAGCATTTGGGGCTATTGACTGGTTAAACATCGTTGATAGCTGTAGAGTTCTTTGAACTGGATAAAAGCCATCGTAAGGTAGAAGCTTTTTAGTTGCTGTTATGTTTATTGATATCCTATCAGCATCTCTATCTTGTGTTTCCTTAAGAATTTCAATAGAGGGGATGTCCTCTGAGTGACAGTAATCTTCTAAGAAGCGAGCATTTGTTCCTGTGTCTTGACTACCAGTTAAAGAAAGTGACTGGTAAACATCATTAGATAAGTCATAGCCGGAATCAATAATGTCTGAAATATGCTCTGAAATTCTGTATTCTGGCAGAATTGATTGGTCTTTAGCTATTAATCTTAGTTGATGGTTCCATTCAGAGTAGCTATCTTCAAAGGCTCCTTGTCCTGCTGAGTCTGCCGTTCCAAATTGAACGCTATTGTAGGGAGCGGAAGCTGTTAGGTATGTATAACCAGAAGACCCAGATAATCTATATCTGCCAAATCTTGGAGCTAAGTTTAAGAACTCTGCGGACACATCATTTAACAGTTCTCCGTACTTGGTGGCAGTTGAATTTATGTCCATTGCCCATAAAGAAAAGGTTTGACCATCTTGTGAGCCAGTTGTACCGTCTATCCTATTGTCTAAATCGTCTCTCCATTTAAAGATAAACCTTGTTCTATCTCTTGTTTTAGCAAGATAAGTGTTTGTCTCTTTTGGATAGATTTTTTCTCTGTGAATCAAAGAGTTTGACTTTAGGACTGAAACTCCCTTAGTGTAAAGTCTTGAAATGTTGTAGAGAAGGCTGTCTCCTTTATCTACAATGTCAAAATTCTTTTCTCTGAATGGGTTGTCTAATCTATTATTTGTGTAGTCGTAGTAATTTCCATAGAAATCATAATCGTTTCCAAAAGTGTAAGCTAGAATCAAGTCTCTTTCAACTGGTTCACCGCCAATTATTTCCCTGCTTGTAACATTGTGTATAACTGGCTTAAATCTAGACGACAGAGGTGGATGCTTGATTCTTAAGTTGTCACCGTCTACCTGAGAAATAATGTAACTATTCTTGTTTAAGAATCTAGCTACGGGATGTTCACCACCTCTTATTTGTTTCCATGTTGGATGACCGTATGGGCCATTAATATTTAAAAAGTAGACATCAATGTTATCTGCAAGTGAAGCATTATTAAGGTAATTTAATGGTGTGGTTAAAAGATTTTGGTCATCAGTTATCTCATAATGGTAACCAGCAAACTGGGAGAACTCGCCAGGAGTGGAGATTCCCACAAAATTGATTAAATAATTTGTTATTGGAGAAGTCTCAAAGTCTCTTATTGCGCCACTTAGGAAAGTAATTCCATCTGAGCTTGTAGCAAAACCGTAAAGCCCATCCATTGAAAGAGAAGGGTCTGCTGATGAACTAATCCACCAGTAACCAAAGTCCTTTCTTGGAATATTGTTCATAACAAAGCCATTATCGAAGCTAGAACCCGTGTAAAGTGTTCCGCCTATGGCATATTTCAGCCTATTGACTCTATTTCTTTGAACTTTATGGAAAGATGCTGTTACTGTTGAGCCTGATTCATAACCGCCAAAAGCAGATGGAATTTGATTGAATAGGTTTAAATTGTTAACTGCTTCTCTGTTTCTATAGGGAAGGGCATTGTAGGGGCTATATTCTGCTGCTTCAACATCTAAATAACCTTCGCTTAGAGTTGCCACTTCACCTGGAGATGAGAAGCGATTTACGATTACAGTCTTGTTATAAGTCCCGTCAGATAAAGCTCTATTTGGCAGAGTAAAATCAATAACACCTGAAACTGCTGTTGATTCTGAGCCGGTTATATTGAAACCGCCTTGTTGAACGAAAGCAAAGTTGTTTTCCTTTCTACCGTTCATGCTTACAACTTCATAGTTTTTAGAGAAATTGCCTAAATGTTGTGAACCAGTTACAGTTTTAATGTTCTTTGTGTTGTAGACTCTTTTGACTAATTCTTCTCTAGAGAATTTAACTCTTGGAATGTTAAAATCATAAGTGTTTGAGTCTGGATTAAATCTAGGATTGTAAATTCTGACTTTATTATCAGAAGAGCCACTTGTGTCTATCTTGTAAAATTCTGGTCTATCTAAAGTCTGACCAACTTCAGTGTGTCTATGCTTGTAGCCACCAACATGTTGCTCGGTAAATGGGCCTTGTAATGGATTTTGTAAGCTCTCACCGTAATAAGTGTCTAAATGATGCCCTGTTAGAGACCCACTCAAAACTCCAAAGAAATCACTAGAACCGCTAACAGTAAATCTAATTGGTAATTTATTTGGGTCCACTAAACTATCATTTGAAGAAACTTCAAAATTTACAAAGTTTTTAATTAGGTCTTCGGCAACTATTATTTGATCTTTTTTGGTTAATAAAACAATGTTGCCGATTTCTTCTGGTTGAATTAGTGGAATTATTACATTTCCACCTTGATTAACTTGTTGTGAAGCATAGAGAGCTATTGGTTGAACACTGCCCCTTATTTTTGTAACACCACCAGCTTCAAGGATTCTTTGTTGCTTTACTGTTCTAAGCAAAGATCTTCTTGTTCTCTTGTCGCCGTCAGTAGTAGCTACCAAGCCTGCTTCGGTTCTTTCAGCCATAATGGCATACCAACCAGAAGTTCCTGCTGAATCATTTGCTTCTGTGAATCTTTTATTGTTATACTGATTTAACCACTCTTTTAATTTTTGTTCTGCCTGAAACGAAAGTGGAACTTTGAATGTTCCGCCGAAGTCTCCTTTTTTGACTTCTAGCTCTGGCTTACCCATTATTGAGATCTTTGTGTCAATAACATCTTTGGCTGAACCAAATGATGGTTCGGCGTCGGCGTTGCCTGGGCCTGTTGGTGCGGCTGAGATTGGGCCTGTTTCTGGGAATTGAACTGGCTTTGGTGTGTCTTTGTCCGTTGTAGACTTAGAGTTTGGAATTAAGACCTTTCTTTGAGAAGCTCTTTCTAGAATGTGGCTTTCAATAACAGTTCTTACTCTACCTGAAGCATTTGCCGAAGCAGGCATCAAGTTAAAAAGAACACCTTCAATGGCACTGTCTAAGAATTTATAGAGGCTTACATATTTCTCTAAATCTGGTTGATTTTCTACTCTGCTGTAGAAGTTTTCTCTAGCAATTCTTAGATCTTTATTCTCTGTTTGGTAGTCTACGATTGGCGATCCAATCATGGAGCCATAATCTAGAACCCCGGCAAATGTTTTTAACATCTCTCTTGAGATTGTGTCATACATGCTTGCTTCTAAAGAGAAGAAGTATTTGACTGGACGGTTATCTAAAAAGAATTTATCATCATCATTCTCAAGAATCTCAATCATGTTATCAGCATTGAGGTTCTCGGGAATTTGCTGAGTCATGATGTTTAGATATTGAATATCCTTGACATCAGATGAGGCTGGGAATCCTGATCCTTGAGCAGTATTTTGAATTCCTACTAGCTTAGAGTAGTCGCCATACTTAGAAACCAAATCTATTGAACCCGATGAAAGATCTGGGACAACAAACTTGCCAGAACCATTAGATGAAGTTACAATGTCAAATCCCCAGTTCATAGCTAGAGAGTCATATTTTGGAATGTAAATCTCATCAAAATTGTTGGAAGTGAATGTAAATGTGTTGTCGTATGGTTCTTTTCTACCAAATGAAGTTACATCTCTAGCATGAGCAGTTAATTCATCATCCTCGACATAATCAGCCCAGACTAGTGTGCTGAGTAACTTCATGTTTGAACGATAGTTTAGAGAACCTGTGACATTATCTCTTTCTGCCCCAACATAAACTCTTTTATCAGATTGGACAAATAATTCACCATCACCAGATACGATGCTACTTGTAAGAGCAAATGAATTTTGTAGAATATCTTGTTCGTAATTATAGCCATTAAACTCTAATGTGTAGACCTTGCCTGATACTGATGTTACTGGCATTGTTTTAAATTCATCAGAATCATACTTTAATCTTACCGAAAGGCTCCATCTTGAGTTCTCATAAACATCATAGAATCTATCTGTTTCTAATAAGAAACCGCTACCAATCGAAGAAGTTAATTGGAATTTAGCAGTGTTATCAACTTTAATTACTCTAACACTAACATCCGCAAAATCTGGAGCTATTACCGTTGTTTGGTCGGTGTAATTTGCTTCTCTAATACCAAAGACAGAAGCGGTGACTATTGCTGGTTCGGTTAAGTTAACAGAGTCTTGATAACTTGGTGGTGTATGAGGAAAGATAGTGTTAACCTCGACAGTGAAACCAAGTTTGTCATATGTGGAACCTGAGATATAAGGAGATGAATTCGAATTTCCAGCCTCGGCAAAGTTATAAATAACACCTTCAGAGTTCTGTGTGTTTGCGAATGGAGTTAAATCAAGTGAATCAAATTTGATTGAACTGTTTTTGTAGTCATCTTTGAGAACATATTCAGCTTGGTCTGCATAAACATTGAAGTTGAATAGGTCATCATCAATACCGTAGCATCTTAGAAGATTTCTAATAGCCTTTACGGTACCTTTTGATTTATTGATGTGGGTTAAGTTATTATAAATGTTTTTGTAAATGAGGTTTTTAATCTCATTTAATTTATCTTCATACTTTCTTTTGTCGTCTTGGTTGACAATTGTTTCTAAAACATTTTTATCAATAAAAAGTTCTGGTGTGTCAAATCCAAGAGAAGTTAATAATCTTCTGTTATAAGGATTTGCTCCTACATTATTATTGTCTTGATATTCTGGATATCTATATTTTGTTATTTGAGTTGTTTGTAGATGTAGAGTATCAAAGTAACTACCGACAATTTGTAGTAAGTTCTTTAATTCTCCACCTGATTCTTGGTCTTCATCCAACATCCATAGTGGCATAGAGTTTTGGAGATTGCCAACATTTTGAGAATCATATTGAGTTCCAGATGCTTCTAGGTTTGTTGATAGAGTTTGAACATCTGGATGAGTTGAATAGATAATTGGATCACCAGTTTCAGTTCCAACCCCTGCTAGAGTTATAGCTGAACCAGTGTCTCGGCTATTAGAAGAATAGCCAGTCCAAATACCATTGGCAAGACGGCCTGAATAATCTAAAACAGTGGCATCCGTAGTTGAATTACCGGTTATGCCTTCATTAAATTTAAAGTAGCATGATAGTTTTAATGGATTATCATCATTAACTTTTGAAGTATCAGTGTTGCCGCCGCCATTTACAACTGTAAAATAGTTTCTACCAATTTGTTGGGCATTTCTTGTTTCTTGCCAGAACCTGAACTCATCCAAAGAACCAGACAATTTACCATAGCCTGCTGGTATATTTGAATCTTGGTTATAATAGTCACCGCCAAGAGCGCCTATTGTCGCCTTTAAAGAACCGGTTAAAGCTACAATTGTATTGCCATCTTTATAGCTATCGACATGTTTACCGTCAACATAAAGATCGGCAAAGTATTCGGTACCGGAAACATAATAAGAAATGGCATAGTGGTGCCATTCAGAGTCGGCAATAGTAGCCAAACCCGTATCAAAAAACATAAAAAATGTGGCGTTTGATGCTGGAGTGTTGTAAGCGGTGTAAATTGTAGAAGTTGTTGTTCCATTAAGAAAAACACTAAAACTTGAGGAAGCTAGTGATGGATCTCTAATATCTAAAATGGCCTCTGCTGAATTTACTGGAGAAGCTGGAGCTACAAAGCCGTTCTTCTTCATCCAGAATTCTACAGTCACGCCCTCTTCAAAGTCCAATCTAAAACTTTGTTGTTGCTTGGAAGTTGTGTCCCAAACTTGATTTTGTTTGTAGCCGTATGCGGTAATGTATTCTGGTTCTGTAGTCTTTGAAAAACCAACAGAGCTATCACCATCATAAGATCCCCAACCACTTTTACCAAATTCGGCAAAACCAGTTGTTTTTGGATACTCGTTATCTAAAATGTATCTTTCAAGTTGAGTTATACCGTTACTGAATGCTAGTTTTTCAGCATTAGAGCCATCATAAGGATACTGTGAATAAATTCTCTTGATAGCATCGGCATAGTATTTTGTTGCTGATCCATACTTTACAAAGTTAGAAGCAGAGGCATAATTTAAATCAGGAATAACCAAATTATCTTGAATTTGTATTTGGTTAATCTCTTCTGGGGACTCAACATCTTGTCTAAATTCATCTAGACTTTTCTGGTTGGCTCCCCTGATTTGTATTGATTGCTCTTTTTGTTTTGAGAATAAATCTTTAATCGTCATCGCTTACCCTAAACTTAAATTTAGTTCTCTGTTCTTGATAGTTACCTACTAGATTAAATAGGAATGATAACTGATAAGTGTAGCCACTTTCTAACATACTTATGTCTAAATCAAAATAATTTCCTGATGCGTCATAAGAAAGTTGAGTGTAGGCTTCGTTGCCACTTCCTGTCCCGTAAGAGATAACTTCAAAATCATCGACAACTCTTGTTAGCTTATAGTAAGCTTCATCAATAGGAGTTGTTTCAATCTGAGTTTGGGCTACTGTGTAAAGGTTGGGATTCCAATTCTTTGGTCTCACATAAAGTCTAAATCTGGCGACTTCATCTCTAGAATAAACTGTTTTAAGGTTTGTAATGTTGATTACCCAATCTGTTATTGGGTAAATTGCTGCGCTATCTTGAGGTTTAACTGTGATAGCTGAACCTGTAAAGAATTGAGTTCCAGCATTGTCGTGCCAGACTGGGTAGACGGTGGTGATTGAGGATGAATCGAAAGCCAAACTAGCCTTATAGATGCCCGTAGAAACGAAGCTACCGGTCGCTGTAGCGTCTCCGCCAGCAGAAACGCCTCCACCTACGGGTAGAGCCAAAGGAGAGCCTGTGGGGCCGTCTGAGCCTGAATAGAGGCTAACATAAATGGCGCTCTCACCAATGCTGGGAATGTTGACCAACTGACCTCTGACATAGTTGTACATGTAAATGTTGTTTAGGTTGTCGGCTGCTGGGGCTCTTGAACTGCTGAGATAGAAGTTCGAACTATCATCGGCTACCACACTATTCCAACGGGCTTCTAAAACCGGTCTTCTTAAGAAATACTCGCTTCCTCTAGCAAAGAATTTCTTTGTGTAGTATGAACTTGTGTCTTCCTCAAGGCTTGAAGTTAAGAAAACACCGAAACCATAACTTCCTGTTGTTCCTTTAATCCACTCTTCAACAAGAGAAGTTACATTAACATTTAGATCTTCTGTTCCAATTGGAAACTCTTGGGTTGTGAATATTAAAGAATCACCAGAACCCGTTAAAAAATCACCGCCTTGATTAGTCCAGTTGGTTGATGAGTTTGGCTTAATCCAGTTCGAAACACCTAAATCCGTGTAATTGTAAGTGTCTAAGCCTGTTCCTTCGACCCATGATTGTGAAACCGCTGCGATTGTAAGGGTAAAGTCTCTTGGTGTGGATTCTGTGTGTTCGGCATCAAACATGCGAAGATAGAAATCGACTGATCCTGAAGCTGGAATTGTTTTTGCTGATCTAGCCGCTGAAACTGAACTTATGTCAAATTCCACAAGGGCTCTTGAAAGCTCGCTTGAAGCAGAAGAGGCTTGACCGTAGATGCTGAACACTTCCATTATGTCCGCAGCGCCCATGTTTGAGCCGGTTCCGCGAGTTGTTAAACCATCTTTGAAGGCATTAGTTATTGTGTTGTCTTTAGTAGCAAAGAACCTCTTGATCGCCATTATCTAATCACTCCAACGATGTCTGAGTCAAAGTTTTTAATTTCCAAAATTAAATTCTCTGGTACTTTAATTAGTCTGCCGTCCTTAGTTGTGTTTTGCGGAATGTCAAATTGAGTTGGACTATAACCTGAACCAGACTTTCTTACAATGCTTACTGCTGTTGTATCAACAACTCCGTCTACTTCATTAAGAGTGCTATAGACATCAGAAATGTAGAAAGGCTCTCCAAGGTTAAATTTAGTTTGGTATTTTGATTTGAGAGTTTCAATACAATCATTTAAAACAATTGTAAAATCTTTGTCTAATTCTCCAACAACTTGAAAATTGATTCCAATGTTGACGATTTGAGCATCTAAAATGTCTATAGAATCGTTAATCATTTTGTAATTGTTTAGCCAGTTCTTTACATTTTGCTTTAGAGTTGTAGAAGCATTGGTTAAATTACCACTTGCTCCCTCAGAAACAACAAATAGATTTAGGTTTCTCTTAGAACTGTTGGTGTCTTGGGTGATATTACATCTTGTTACAGAACCAAAACTAGCAGGCATTCTATAAACTAAACTAATATAGTCTTGCTTTGTTACTGCTCTATTTTGAGCAGCATAAGCATCCATCGCTCTAAACTTGATTTCTTCGGCAGTTGGAAGAGCAACACTGCCAACGATAGGTTCTTCGTTGCTTACTTCAAAAGCAGAGATTTGTTGTAGGGCTGTGGCTGCTGCGATTGAGCTTACTCTGAATTCTACTTTGCTGTTCACAACTGTAGAAACTGCTCCTACGGCGGCATTAACATTGTCTATTGTGTTCTTTCTGTAATTAATAGTCAGGGTTGTGTTAACTGGAACTATGCCCATCTTCTCTGTTTTTAAGATCTGAGAAGGATCAAAACTAGAATCAGAAAAGAAGACTCTGCCGTTTAGTTGTAAAGAAGCTGCTGTTGGATCTGGAAATGATTTGTTTTCTATCTCAGTTTCAGAACCAAAACCAAATTGAATGTAAGTTTCACCATCGACAGTGTGTTCAACAACAAATCTTCTTGGAACATACATGCTTCTTAGAATGTAAGGAACTGTTTCAGCATCCTCGCCTATGTTTCTTATTGATCTGAAAACAGTGTTTTGTGATAGATAATCAACTTCAAAGTATTCATTGCCGTCTGAGTCATAAATGCTTAAAATTTGTGAAATGTTATCTTCAGCTAATCTTAGTTTTAAGAATCTTTCAAAATCGCCAACATCAATTTGTTCTTGGAAATCCTCACCGGAAGCTATGTTTCCATAAGCTTTGAAGGCAAATGCGGTTGGTGTTCCGTTCGCATCTACAGTGGAAACTTTGATTTCTGTGTTAGCATTGGCAAAATCAATGTCTTCAGTTAGAGTAAAGGTAGCTCCTGAATCTGAAGCTACAATTGTTCCGGCTTTTAAGATTGGAATAATGTCTGTGTCTGGACCTGAGCCATTATTGAGAGCTGGAACAGAAACATAAAAGGCGGCTTGACCAGTTGAGACTGGGGCGCTATTGAACTTGTAGCCTAATTGCTTTGCTATCTTAACTATGTTGCCTTCTTCGATGGCTGTCGCCAAGAGAGATTCATTTGTTTGATAATCAATGTAGAATGATAAGATGTCGCCAACATAAGAAACCATGTCGATCATCATTGAACCAAAAGAAGCATCATTAAAGTCTTTGTAAGTGTTTGGGTAATAAACTTTCGCATAGTTTATTAGATCTTGTTTGATTGAATTAAAATCTCTACTGGTATAAGAGATAGGTGGCTTCACATTAGGCATTAAAATGACTCTCCATTAAGGTTGATTTGTAGAATGTCTTCGTAGTTTAGGGCGCTGATAAAATAGTTGATTCCTATGTAGATTTTGTTTGAATCGATTTCAGAATCATCAAAATTAATTGAACGAATCTGAACAAATGGCATGTAGTACTTTGCTTGTTCTACTATTCTAGCTCTTGTTTTTTCCTTGGCTTCCGAAGTGTAGTTCTCAAATAAAAGAGCATAAACACCAACTCCAAATTCGGTATCCATTATTCTTTCACCAGGAGCAGTTAAAACAAGATTCTTAAAATTTTGTTTAACGGTACTGATTAGATCTTTGTTTAGACCGTAAGGACCATCCTCTTTGGTGACTCTCAAGGGTAATTTTACTGAAACTCCGGTTGCCATTATGTTTCCTCGTCAAAATTAATTAGTTTTAAGAGCATATTATCTAATTTTTCTTCTTGAGTTTTTATCGGATCTATTTTTTCTCCTGGTTCATTTTTTATCTCGGCTATCTCAAATAGTTTTTTTATGTTATTTTTTTCATTGGTTTCCACTATTGAAACCAAACTTGTTGGTTGTTCAGAAATTTTATCTGTATTAATAAGATCGTTAAATAATTTCACTTCTTTGGTTTCTAAGAGTTTGCTTATAATTGTTTCATCATCTTCACCACTTTCAGAAACATACTCCGCTATAATCATTGGAAAATAAGCATACATTTCTGGCGGGTTTGACTCTGGTAAATAATCAAAACAAACTAAGCTTTTAGACCACATAAACTCATTCCATTTTTTAAATTCAGGATAAGCCCCTGCTGATTTGAGAGCATAAAAATAGTGTTTGTCTAGGGAATCTTTAGAAGTCGCATAACCGTCTTTGTCTTTTATCCAGTGGACTTCTTTCAAGGGCTTCGCGCCGTTACCATTTTGAATTTTTCTTACAACACCATAAAGGAAGGTTGGTCCATAAACGGGAGATTCGCCAGAGGTAGGACGATTTGTTGTTTCAACAACGCCATTTTTATTTTTGCCTGTTATTCTTGGAACATTTGTTGATAAGAATGGAAGTGGATAATCTTTAACAAATTTTGACGGACTGGTATTACCTGTTTGTGATGAGAAGAAAGGTAAAAACCTAGAGGGCTGAAGAGGATAGTAATTAAATAAGCCAAAAGAGTCAGTACTGCCAGTTGGTTGAGTTATTCCACTTGTTAGGTTAAACATGAGTCGGGCGCCGCGATTAAATAAACCTGTATTGGCTACGTCGAAGGCCGTCGCCGGGTTCAAGGGGTCACCGATTCCATCTCCGGAGCTTACATATTTAAGTAGCGGTTCATATTTAAGTAGTTGTTTATCTTCTCCTTTGTACCTATAAAAGAAATCAACATAAAAAGGTTGAGGCATTTCATAGATAAGTTTTTGGTTGTCAACAGAGGTTTTGCTTAAAACATCGGCAAAAAGAGGGACATCTTTAAAATTTTGCTTATCTAATTGAGTCCCTTTAAGTCTGGTTTTAAACGGAGGTAAATCTCTTTGGTATTTTGGATCTTTAATAAAATTAAATAAATTAGAATTATCGACTTGTTCTCCTTGATTGTTTTCGTCGGGAGCCTTTCCTTCAAAAAAATCTTGAAGAATTTTGTCGAACATAGCCCTTAGATTATCTTCAGCTTTCTTTAAAGATTCCGCATCGTCGTTTATTAAAAAGTTATAATCTGGAGTGTTAAGAAGGATAGAAGAAAAGGCATAGTAGTAAAAAAGATCGGCGGTTTCACCTTTAAAAAATTCAAATAATTTATCTCCTATCGGTACAATTGTGGCGGTATCTGACTTAGAAACTGTTTTGAAAACCGGAATGTTGATTATTTTTCTTTTTGTTAAAAACAATCTTATTCTTTGTTCTACTATTGAACCAATAATGCTTTTTGAATAAGAATCAAAACCTAACATGTTATCCCTCTTTATTCGCTACTTTAATTAATTCCTTCATTTTCTTTAAGTTAGAAATGTAAAAATTAGAATTTTTCCCACCTTCGTTTATAAGTTTATTGAATCTTTGTTTTGCTTCGTTGCTTATCTCGTCTTTGGGTTTAAATGAATCCTCTATGTAATTGTTTAAACTTGTAGAATCCTCTAATACTTTTGTGGTAGTGTCAAAAATCTTTGTTGTAATCTTCGCATGGTTTAAAATCCAATAAGAATAAAATGTTAAGAATTGTGTTGTATTATAGCCAGCATTTTCACCATTAGTAAATGGGCTTGTATTATTTCCTGAGGAATAAATAAACCCTTTAGCTGGATTACCTGTAAAATTAGCATTTAAAGATTTGTAATAAACATCATAAAGATCTTGAATTTTATAATCTGTTTTTAAAATGGCTAAAAATTTATTTTCAGTTTCAACTTGTTCAATTAGATTTTTAAAATCTACCAACTCTATATTTGTTTCACTTCCAATAGGAATTTGAGTAAAAGGCTTTGTCTTTTTTTCTGAATTAAAAATTGCCTTAAGACCTTTTAAGATTTCATCTTTACCCTTTACAATCTGATCTTTTGAATCCTGTTGAGCACTAGCAATCTGCTCTACACCGGCATCAACTACCTTTTGTAGAGCCTTCTTAGAAGAATCTGAAATCAGACTTGGAAGTTCTATTGAGAAATTTAATAGATTATTAGCCAGTCTGGAACAAATAGAGTTTATCTCATCGGCAGCAGTGTTCACCAAACTGTCGGTGTCTAAATCTCCTAAGACCTCTAAATCTTTAATTCCGAGACTACCAAAATTAACAAAGCAGGGATCAGGAATAATTGTAGTGACCTGAGCTATCTTGTTGTTGATAATTTGGATGTTTATGAATTTACTCAAGTAATTGTAGAGGGTTTCTACATTGAATTTGTTGTCCAAAACAGACTCAATGAAAGGTTGAGTCTTAGAATAGTTGATTACCTTATTGTAAGAGAAGTCTTGGGCTGTTCCGTTTAAAAGAGCTTTTGTGTCTGTTGCTGGAATAGCAGCAGATAAACCATCGAAGATCTCTTCCATTACAGAGTTTTTGTTTCTGTTTTCTTTATTTATCACAACTGCTAAAATTGGGAATAGTTTCAAAACACCATCATAAACATTATTTATGTTTTCTATTCTGCTGGCTATAATAAGATTGTTTAGATTAACATAGGCTTTGTTCAATCCTAATTCATCGGAAGTGACTGGTTCAAAAGCAGCTTTGTTAATTAAATCTTTTGTGTCTTC